CTGAAGTTGTAGCGCCGGAGACTACCGAAGTTGTTGAAGACAAACCCGCGAGTAAATCATTTACTCAGGAAGAAGTCGATGCGATTGTCGGTAAACGACTTGCACGCGAGTTGAGGAAATTGGAACGGGATCAGGCAGCAAAGGCCATTGAGGCTCAACCTGCTGTTGTTAAAACTGACCTAAAGCTAGAAGATTTTGGTTCACCTGAAGAGTATGCGCA